GTGTACGGATAATCGGTCGCTGGGCTCTCGCCATAGAGAGCGAGTGATCCGACCTGTAAAAGGCCATCCCCGTTGTTGGCGGAAACGTTGAGCCGGAAGTAGCGATAAGCGGCGGACGGGCTCCCCAGCGTGTAAGTGCGGGTTTCCGAATCGCCCCATGCCGTCTGGCCGGTTTGCGTGTCGAGAGTAGACCAGCTACTGCCGTCGTTGCTGCCTTCGAGCGTCCAGTCCTTGGGAGCGCGGGTGTTGTAGGAGGAGTTCTCGCCGGGATTCAGGTCGAACTGGACATCGTAGGAATCGAGCGTTTTGCTGTTGCCGGCGCCGATATCGAGCGCCACGTATCCCGAATGCGCCAGCACCACCCAGGTCGTATTGGCGGTGCCATCGAAGACGTGCCATGCCGGAAAATACTCACCCAGGCCGGTCGACACCACGAAGGGCGGATGACTGGTGTTGCTCGTTAAATCTTGCGGCGCGAACTGTGGCATAGGCTCGGATCAAAAGCAGTCGGCTATCGAGCGTATCGAAGGCAGTCACACTCTCAGTCCTGTGTGAAGACCGGTGTCACATCGATGGTGTCGCCGTTGTTCTGGATGTTGTACGGGCCGTCCGAAAATCGTTCCGCAAACATGAGTTTCGAATCGCTATTGCGCGTGACGTAGTAGCCGTACACGTTCCCCAGCGCCCCGGTGAAGGTATAGGTCTGGGTGGCATACGCCGCCTGAGTGGGGGCCGTGCCCGAGACGGTCCACGATCCGCCGGTGAGCGTCTTGGACGAATACCCCGAGCCGGACGCTTCGGTGACGCTCGCTTCTGTGGTGGTTTCGATCGGCGTGTAATTATTCGCGAACAGCCGCAGTGTCATGGTGTCCGCGAAGAAGTTGGTGAGCACGCGGCTCTCACCCTGATTTACGAGTACGAGACTCATTTGTGAATATCCTTTTGCGAGTTTTAGAGGGAGAAAATCTTATTGCTGGCGTTGTCCCAAGCGATCGGCACGTTGGAGCCCGAGGGAGTGAAGGGCAATCCGGTTCCGGTATCGTTCAGCCAGATCAAGCGCGCGGTCGCATCCGAGCCGGTGTGCAGGAAGCCGACCAGTTGCACGATAACCGCTCCGGTAACCGTGGGTGCGGTCGCGTCGTCGGCGTCGAATACGCCGCCTGTAAATGTCTTGCCGGTGAGGGCAGGAGTGCGAGCTACGATGCCGGTAATATCCGACAGAAATTTGTGAGTGAGCGCATTCGGGGTATAGGCCGAGGAGACCAGCGCTACGCGGATGTCCCCGCCCAGCATGTCGACGGTACGGTCGCCGATGCCTTCGAGGCCCGCTGCATATCTGAGACTTGCCATAAAAAAGTTCTTACTCCGTTGTGTGGATTCTCTTTGCGCCCGAACGGGCTAGGCGAGCGATTGACGCGGGGAACCGAGAGCGCGCATGATGGTTCCGGTGCCTGCCAAGGTTCGTTTGGTCGGTGCTTCGTCTACTGGCGCGATTCGGAATGCAGCAACCGGGGAATGTAGCAACCGGATTTCGCGTCGCGCCAGGTCCCACCGCCTGCCCCGCTCCTGGATGCCCGCGCCCGCCTCGCCCCTTACGTACCGGCGCAAAGGGCAACACAGTCCGGTTAGTTCAGTTGATTGATGATCAGTTGCGCCATGTACGCGGCGTCTTCTCTGGAATGGAACGTGTTGTCGTGGATATGCACCGAGACGGTCGGTGCCAGGTCGGAGGCTTTGGGATAGATCGTATCGGGCGTGTTGTTGTACCGGCTGACATCGATGGATGACGGGATGTAGGGCGTGTTTCCGTAGACGTAGGGGAGCCCGGTGGTCGGGTTGATCGGTCCCTCGCGGGTGAGCCCAAAATCCGGTCCCTTGGTCGGATCGAGATGCGTCGCCGGGCCAGATCCGAACGCGATCGAGCCATCCGGATTCCAGGCAGCTACGCCGTCTAATCGCGAGATCCCGACTGGCGGTCCTTTGACGGGATCGAGATGCGTCACCGGAGCGCTGCCGAACGCGATCGAGCCATCCGGATTCCAGGCAACTACGCCGTCGAGTACCTTGCTGAGCGACGCCAAATTCCTGCTCGTCTCTCCCGCCGCCGCCGCCGCGCCGCCCATGCCGGTCGTGACTCCCGCCGCCGCATCGATCGCCATCTGCGCGAACATGCCGAGACCGTTTTTCAGCTTGTCGAGTGCTCCCGGCGCGGTGCGGTCGATATTCGCGGTGGCCTGTTCGACAACCGATTGCGCGGCATCGGGAAGGCTCTTCAGGTCCGCGAAAAATTCCTCTACCGTCGTAGAGGCGAGCGCCGCCATGACGCTGTTCTTGCTGTCGTTGGCTGCGATCTCGCCGGCAGAGGGGCCGCCGCCGTAGGTTCCCGGCTGGTAAGGCACAGACGACGGTTGAGCGAACGAGCCCGCGCCCGTGCCGCCGCCGCCCGCTCCGGTTCCCGTTCCGCCGAAGCCCGTCATCCGCTGCAATTGCGCGAGGATCGCGGATAATCCCTCGCCGCAGGTCTGATTCAGGACCGTCAGCATGTTGACCGTGCTCTGATTCTCGGGAAGCGGCGTGCCGGAAGCGAAGCCCACCGGAGCGGCGGCGGGGTTTCCGCCTCCGAAACCCGCAACCGGAGGAGTCGTGGCGGGATTGGGAACCGCGGCTGCGGCTGCATCGGCCGCCGCCTGCGCGTCCGCCATAGCTTTATCAGAGGCTGCTTTGGCAGCCATCGCGGCATCGTATTCCGATTTCGCGGCGTCGATCTTAGCTTGATCCGCGTCCTTCTGCGCTTTGGCTACGGCGTCTTCTTCGGGAGTGGGCGTCGGAGATGTAGTAGCAGCGGGAGGCGATTCCGGAACCGCTCCTCCGGCGTTCACGGTGATCCCGTTTGCGAGGGCCGTCGAAACTTCTCCCAACCGCGTGAACAGATTTCCTAAGCCTTCCCCGACGGTTTTCCAGATGTCGTCCAGCTTGGCCATCAAACCGATGTGTTGATCCCACGCGTCTTTTCTCCGATTGAACGTCTCGTTGAAAATTCGCAGGGTGTGCTCCACGATCGCCTTGAGGGCCGTCTCCATGTGCATGGTCTGGAACACCCCGATGACGCCGGTCACTGCGGTGACGGCGCTGCTTATCGCGCCGACGGTGGCCATGAGACTGGAGCTGACAGCTTTGGTCGCTGCCTGGCCCGCCGCATTCGTGGCTGCACCGGTAGCCGCATCGACCCCGGCACCGGTAGCCGCATCGACCCCTGCGCCCGTGGCTGCATCGACCGCCGAGTGAATGGCCGCATCGCCCGCTTGCATGGCGGCTGCGGGCGCCGCACCCACGGCAGCGTCGACGCCAGCCTTTCCCGCCGCACCGAACAGGCCCAATCCGCTGCCCAGTTTCGTGCCCAGAGTGACGGCCAGTTTGGCCGCCTCTTTTTCGAGCGGGAGCAGGGCCTGCTTGATGAAAATATCCAAGAAGCCGACGGCGAATTCCTTGGCGATGTTGAGGACCGAATCTTTCCAGCCTTTCCAGGTGACCAGATTGGTGGCGATGGCCTTGCTCATTCCCGAGAAGGCGGTTTCCACCTGGCCTTCGATGGCCTTGCCGAAATCCAGCATTTGCGAATTCGCATTGCCCCGGATGGCCACATAGGCGGCGATGGTTTCGGCGCTCAGACGCTGATCGGCGGCGATCTGCTTGTCGATCATGGCATACCACGCCTGACCGATTTCGAGCGTTGTGGATTTGGCGCTGCCGGCGATGCGATTGTAATAATCCGCAGCCTCCTTGGCGGCTTCATTCAAGTCTGTCTGGGCGGGCACGCCTAATCGTTGCAAGGCGTACAACCGCGGATCGGCGGCCTGTTTCTTCGCGGAAGCTGCCTGAATCGCCGCGTATTTTTCATCGCTGGTGGAACGCGGATCGTTCAGGACGGTATTGACGTCGGCCTGCGCGGCCTTGTCCTCTTCGGTGAGCTGCGTATGCGAGGAGACCCCGAGACGCAGCAGCGCGCTCTTGGTCGGGTCTGCGGCGGCGATGTCGTTGTAGGTCTTCTGGAAGGTCGCGAATTTCTGAGCGATGGTGACGGCGGCATCGTTCATGACCTGATCGAGGTCGGCCTCTGCGGCCTTGGCGTGTTGTTCGAGCTGCGTCCGGTCGGGAATCCCGAGACGCAGCAGCGCGCTTTTGGTCGGGTCGGCGGCGGCGATGGTCTCATAGGTCTTCTGGAAGGTCGCGAATTTCTGAGCGATGCTGGTGCGGGCATCGTTCATTACCTGATCGAGGTCGGCCTGCGCGGCTCTGGCGCCTTGTTCGAGCTGCTTCCGCGAGGCAATCCCGACACGCAGCAGCGCGCTGTCGGTTGGGTCCGCGGCGGCGATGTCGTTGTAGGTTTTCTGGAAGGTCGCAAATTTCTGAGCGATGCTGGTGGCGGCATCGTTCATGACCTGATCGAGATCGGCCTGCGCGGCCTTGGCGTGTTGTTCGAGCTGCGTCCGGTCGGGAATTCCGAGACGCAGCAGCACGCTTTTGGTCGGATCGGCGGCGGCGATCGCGCTGTACGTCTTCTCGAAGGTCGCGAATTTCTGAGCGATGCTGGTGGCGGCATCGTTCATGACCTGATCGAGGTCGGCCTGCGCGGCCTTGGCGCCTTCTTCGAGCTGCGTCCGCGAGGGAATATTGAGACGCAGCAGCGCGTTGTTGGTCGGGTCCGTGGCGGCGATCGCGCTATAGGTCTTTTGGAAGGTGGCGAATTTCTGAGCGGTAGTGGCGCCCGCGTCGTTCCAAACCTTATCGAGATCGCCCTGCGCGACCTGCGCGGAATGCTGAAGCACCTCCTGGGGCGTAACCCCGACGCGCGCGTAGGCAATTAGCCGCGGGTCCACTTGCTGCCCGGCAGCCTGCTTCTTCTCGAAGGCCAGGTTTTCTTCCTGCGCGGTATGATTTGCGTCGGCGACGATCTGCGCATAGTAGCGTTGCGCATCCGCATAGGCTTCCTGTAAATCTTCGTGCGACGGAATGCCCAGATGTTTCAGCGCGTTCTGACGGGAGGTTCCGGTCGCCGCCGCGAACCGGTCCTGCAGATCCTTCAGCGCCTCCACATACTGTTTGAGCGAAACCCGCCCGGCGGCTAGGTCCGTATTCAAGCCCGCGAGGTCTTTCTGGAAGCCCTTGGTCTCCGCGCCGGACAATTCCACAGCGAAGGAACTCTTGCTCAGCTTCTCCGCTTCGCTCAGTTCCTTGGCGATGGCTCCTTCGATGGCCAAGCCATATCGCTGCGCGCTCAAGGCCCCATGATCGAAGGCCGCGCCGATCTTTTCGAGCGCCGCAGGGAATTTGACCAACTCCTCCTGCGATTTCAGGCCGAAGACGGACAGCGCCTCTTCCAGTTCCTTGGCCGCTTTTTTGGCCGCTTCTCGGGCCTTGGCAATGGCAACGGCGTTGGCGGCTGCTGCCTTACCCTCGGGAGTGTCCGCCGCAGCGTTCGCGGCATCCGAGCCGGGCTGCAAAGCATTCCCGTAGGCGTTGGTGAGAGCCGCCGCTTGCTTGTCCGTCGCCCGGTCGCCGAGCGTCTTGGCAGAGGCCTCGGCGCTGGCCGCAGCTATCTCTGCCGGGCTTTTTCCTAGTGCCGCCCCTTTCAGGATTTCGAAGAGATTGATACCCTGATTGTCGAGCCACCCGCCCAGCTTGGTGGCGGCCCCGCCCACATCGAAGGCGAGTCCCGCGAACGCCAGAGCGAGCGCGGCCAGCGCGGCAGTCAACGCAACCGCCGTCCCCGACAGGCTGACGGTCCCGGCCATCCATTCGCCGATCATCCCGCCCGGCCCGAGCGTCGAGCTGAGCGCCGCAATCGCGGGTGAGATCACCCAGGCGTTCAGCTTTTCGAGTGCGAGAATGGCCGGGCCTGCCGCCGCCGCAATCCCGACGATGCCCAGTTCGATGGTTTTGTAACTCTCCGGCTGCGATGCAAACGCCGTTCCCAATCTTCCGATGGCAGCGATGAGCGGATCGAACGCCAGGAGCGCGTCCTTCAGCGTGTTGGTCATGGACGTGCCCACCGGGGCCAGGCCCAGTTGCAGCTTGTTCCATTCCTCTTTCAGAACCGTCGTGAAGGTCTTGGTTTTTTCCTGCGTCTCGGCAATCGAGGCGTTGTAGGACTTCATCTGCGCGGTGAGCGGGTCCACGTCGAGGCCGCCCAGCTTGATCGCCTGAAAGATTTGGCCGCCACCCTTCGCTCCGAAAATATCGAGCGTGCGCTTCAATCCCTCCGCTTCGGTGGAGGCCATCTTGATGTAGTCGATGACCTGCCGGAAACCGTCCGAGGTATCCACCCCGGCCTTGGACATGTTGCTGACGGCTTTCGCCAGGCCCGCCATGACACGTTCCGCCGGGATGCCGAGCTTGCTCAATTCCCCGATGATGGCTGCCGTGCCTTCGAGATCCACTCCCATGTTCCGGAAGTTCGCGCCGTATGCGGTCAGCCCCTGGCCCAACTGCAGCATGCTGGTGTTGGTGTGCTGCGCGATGCCCCAGAGATAGTTCAGGGTTTGCGCCTGGTCTTGGGTGGCCACCTGCCATTGATTGAAAATCGGAACCAGCGACCGGACGTTCTCCATTAACGAAGTCCCGGTCACTTCCGACAACTTGGCCAACTGTGCGGTCAGTTGTTCTAGGGGCGCGCCTGTCAGATCGAGCGCGTTGTTGATGAACGCGATGGCTCCGCCGACTTCCTTGGCGCTGGCGGGAACTTCGGCGAACACCGCAGCGAACGAGCCTTTCAGCGATTCGAGGTTGTCGCCTACCGCTCCCGTCCCTACGATAATGGCGTTATAGGCTTCCTTGATGTTGGCCGCAGCATCCAGGGCGGCCGCTCCGATGGCCACCAAGGGACCTGTCACGGCCGCGGAGAGTCCGACTCCGAGGCTGGAGAAGGCGCTTTCCAGTTCGCTGGCCTGGCCCACGGCTTCGGCGATGCCCGAGGTGTACTCGCTTACGTCGGCCGAGATTTTGACCAGCAATTCCTGAAGCAGCATTTAGATTAAGAACTCAAACCGGAGGGCGGCACTTCTGCTTGAGGAAGGCCACGGTATCCTCCACGCTCATTTCGTAGTCTTCTTCCGGGTCTTCGGGATCCGCGTATCCGAACCAGGCGCCGGCAGAGACAGGTGTCGCGCCTTCCTTCTGCTTGGAATTCAGATAGGCCGAGGCGATCGTCCCGAACCGCAGGTCCCAGCGGTACTCCTGCGCTTCCCACCGTTCCAGGCGGGCGTAGTAGCGCTCGTAATCCAGCTCCCAGAATTCGGCGACGGACATGCCGAGCGTCTGGCAGCACATGGCTTCGAGCGCCACCCATTCGTCTACTGGATCAGGGGCTTGTTCGTTTCGCTCGGCGTTTCGGCCGGCGGCTCCGCTTTCAGGCCGGCTTCCAGTTTTTTCACCAGTTGCTCCCGGTTCTCTTCGACGTAGGTAAGGAGCCTGGCTACGCGCTGGGGGAAAAAAGCCGTGCAGAAAGCGATTAAGGCGTTATCGATATCCGGGCCCGTCAATTCGCCTTCGATGATTTCCGGCGTGAGGCCTTCCTTTTGGACGCATCCGTCGTAGAGCGCCGTGGGAAGATACTCTTCCGGCATGAGCTTGATGAGATCCTCGTAGCCCATGAACTTAAATTCTTTCTTCAACTTCTTGGTCTGCGCGAAATTGTAATGCAGAGTGCGGACTTGGCCCGCAAGCGTGATGGTGACTGACATAGATCCTTGGTTTTGCGAATGGAAAAAAGCGGCCGGGCGCTCTCATGCGGTCAGCATCCCCGGCCGCATCGCCGATTAAGCGAAGACTCCCCACACCGGCTCGCCGTCGATTTCGATGGTGACCATGGCTTCCTGGATGTCGGCCACCGGAAACTTGAACCCGTGATCGATGACGAAGCCGGCGAAAGCCATCATCTGCTTGTTGGGATTCGAGGGAGGCAGCCGGAGCTGCCAATTGCGCGACGTCAGGCTCTTCATCGAACCGAACAGCGATGTCGCGAGGACCGGATCGAGGGTCGGATCGTCGGGGTCGAAGTTGGCGGTGAATTTGAGTTGCCCCGCGTCCACCAGAACGGCGGTCTTTTCCTTGAAGTTCCCCACCGTCGAATGCGTGGTGGTGTCTTTGATGTCTACCTTGAAATTCGGGCCATCGATGCCCTTGACGTTGGCGATTTTCGTGAAGTTCCCTGGCGCTGCCAGATCCTCCACGAATAGACCGGTACCTTTGGCGAATCTGCCTGCCATAGTTGTGCTGCTCCTTTAGGTGTTTGGTTTTTAAAAACTGGCCCTGGGCGGGCGTGCGGGTGAAACGGGAAATCAGTAGCGGGGCGCGATCCAGTTGGCCAAGCGATCCAATCCGCCGGCCACGGTCTCGCGCATGCGTGCGAACGGAGTCATCGGTTCTGGGGAGGGCTCCCGCTCATCCGGGAAGGCGCTGGGCGGTCCCTGTTTGCCGCACTCCGTACACAGATAGACCGGAATGAAATCGTCCATCGTCGAGATATCTTTGAGAGGGCCGCAGCAGGTCATAAGTCAGATCAGATCCACGAGCGCGGTCGCTTCTCTTTGCGCCATCACGGGCTTAGGCGAGTGAGCTTGCGTCGCGATCCAAGAGCGGGCATGATGGCTGCGAGTGATCGGATGCCACGGCCAGCAGGAATGAACGCGCGGCAGGTGAGGCTCTCCGAGGTAAGCGGTACCTTCGGCTTGCCCATCGGGATCAGCGCCCTTAATCGCAGTTGGGAAGATGGCTGGGCCAAGAAGGTAACGGTCTCGACTGTCTGCCTTGAAGGCGCTCACGCGGAAGATCCGTTGCATATCTGCGAGCCAGAGCACGGTTACGAGACGATGGTCTTTCTGGAGGGGATCGAGTTGTTTGCGGTGTTCACGGCGCACTACCGCACCCGCCAAGAAGCAGTACGGGGACATGCTTCCGCACTCCGGAAGCTGCTGACGCACAACTTGCCGCTGGCAATTCCGTTGACGCATTATTCCGCATACGAAGTGGTCGGTGATGAGGAAAACGCAGGCTGACTGTGCTGAAAACCCTGCCTGAATGGCCCGAGGATCTGGACCGGCGCGCGGCTGAAGACATACAGCAGTTCTGCCATCGCCCCAAGTGGAGGGGCGCTGACCGTTGCCGCCGCTACTGGATCATCGAGGGCATGGCACATGCCAAGCCTGGAGATACTCAGTTTCTGCCGTGCCTGCCGGATGAGACCCCGGCGATAACGCGAAACAGAATCATCGCCCTGCTCCGACAGCGGAACGCAACACGCCGGTCCCGTTGGCGAGTCAGTGCCCGCCTGTTCGGCGTTCTGGCTAGAAAAGAGAGCTGACTGCTGGCCCACGCGCCCGCCTCGCTCTCCGCGTGCGGGGCCGAAGAGCCAAGCCGGCTTTATGCGTTGCGGTTGTGCCACACAATCGCATCGATCTTCTTCCGTCCGATGGTTCCTTTTTCTTCCACGAAGTCCGTGCCGTCGTCGGTGATCAGGAAGTACCGGCCGACGCCCGGGGAATCGGCTCCGTTCAGGCAATCGATCACCGCGATTCGTAACGCCGTGAGGACGTCGTAGCTCGATATTCTGGCCCAGCAGTCGATCTGCACCACCGGCGATTGCATGGCGTCCAAGCCGTCCTGGGTGTAGTGCATGTGCCCGCCGATCATCTGGAAGGTGATGCAGGGCAGCTCCTGGCCCAGGATGACGTGCCGGGAAGAGATGCGGTTGCCCACGATCAGAGCGATGGCCGAATCGTTCGCCAGGGCCTGATAGACAATTTCTTCGGGGCTCAACCGGCACTCTCCCGGATAACCCTTTGCGCCCGTGGGTCAGAGGAGCGGGCTTGCGTAGTGATCCTGGATTGAGGCATGCTGTTTGCACACGTGGGAACCGAAACGGAAATCGAAATCTTGACCCCGGAGGAATACCGGCGCGCGTTGACCGATCTGCGCTGGCGCCGCGACGCCATCAACCGCGCCATCCACGGCTTGCAAGACGCGGTGGAATCGGGAGCCCTGGTCACCAGCGGCCATTCCCCTGAACTGGCCGGGATCTATCAGGCAGCCGAACCCGTCCGCGAATGGCTGGCACACGCCTCGATTGCCAAGGGGACTCAGATCGGGCGCAAGGTCCAGGCTCTGCTCGATGCCATCGACGCCACGCGCACGCGCACGTCCGCAGCCGGCATCGCGCCCGCCGAACCGGCGTAACATTCAGCCCCGCCGCTGGCCTCTTCTCCGCGCTGCCGACGTGATAAACTAGCGCGAATATTTCTCGACCAGCGCCTTATATCCTTCGCTCAGTTTATCGAGGATCGACTGCTTGGCCCCTTCGATGGTCGAGCGGATGGCCGGTCTGGCGGGCATGCGGGTGGTTCCGAATTCCAGCATCGAGGCGAAACTCTCGGCCACCAATTCGGGATAGCGGCGTTGGGCCTTGGGGGATTGGGGATGCCGCGCCGCCCGCCACACGATCATGGTCCGTTTCTTGGCGACTCCGGCCAGGGCGGAAATGCGCTGGCGCCCGGAGCCGCCGCGCGGGGTGTCGTAGGAAAAGATGGTGTCGATCGCGTCGTCGCCGGTTACCGGCTTCATGACGTTCTGGCCGGGAACCTGAACGGTGGTTTTCTGGCTACCCCAGCCGGCCGAGCGCGCCGCGGAGCGCATCCGGTCCCGCAGGTCGTCGGCTGCCCCACCCACGATTCCGAACAGTTCCGCGGTGATCTCCGGGCTGTCCATGCGCAAGGCTTTCAGCTTGCGCTCCAGCTCCTTGAGGCCCTGGATATCGGCTTTGAATACGCCGCCCTTGCCGCCGCCTCGGGCTATGTTTTTAGTGCGAAGTGCCATGACAGGTTAGCGGTGATTCTCTTTGCGCCCGTGCGGGCTAGGCGAGTGAACTTGCGAAGTGAACCAAGAGCGGGGAAGTTTAGTCGATGGACTCAATTTACCCTTTAGGCTAAATACTTGTGGATTTGACCCATCCGCTCGTGGCGGGCGGTGCTGCATGGCGGCACTCACGCTAGAGCCAAAACAGAAATCAGTGAACTTCTCTGACGGTCAGGATCATTTTGATGTGCCGTTCATCCACGTCTAATACGTTCAGCACATCGAATCTTCGTCCCTGAAATTCGAACTGCATGGTGGCGATAATCCCTTTGCGATAGCGGATCGTCGTTTGCCCGTGCTCTTCCTGGACGAAACGGTTCTGGTCGTACGCCTTGGGATCTCCGGACGGTCCCATCGAGCCCCACACCGTGCAGAACTCATCGGTCCAGGTCAGCGTTTCGGTTCCGGTGGTGGGAGATTTTGAGACCGTCTGGGTGTAGAACGTCAGACGGCGGGGCAAGTCTCCGGCACGGATTAGAGTTTGAAACGCCATGGAATTCGAAAAGCGGGTAAGCCCTTTGCGCTAGAAATCGGAGGAGCGGAGCGTTTGGAGTTTGAGCGGCCCGCCGTGCAGCAAGCGCATTCCGGCCGGGATCTCCGGTAAGTCGCCCTGCACCACATGCCGGTAACCGTCTTCGGAAAGCGCGTGCGGATCGTGCGCCCGGTACCACGCGTATTTCCTGAGCCGGTCCTCGCGGTGCAGATAGCCGTAGTGCAGGAGCTTGGCTTCGAGCGGCGAGCCGATTCCGCGTAAGCCCTGAGGGACGCTCTTGCAATGGAAATTCCCGCCGTGCGACGTCGACGCGGGGAAATGCAAACCGCGCTGCCCTCTTACCCGGAACATGGAAGAGCGCCGGAAATCCCGGTACACTCCATCGGTGCGGATCTGGTCTTCCCGGTCCCACAGATACAACACGCGAAAGGAGCAGTGCGAGACCTGGGGACGGGCCGCGGCGCGTTGAACGAACGGGATCGAATCGGGCGTCAATATTTCGTCGCCGTCGATCGCCAGCACCCAATCCGGATCTGCCGGGATCAGGTATTCGTCGAGCAGGTACGCTTTGTCGCGCGCTTCGTTCAGTCCATCGAAGGGCGACCGGATTACTTCCGCTCCCCGATTCAGGGCTATCTCTACCGTGTCATCGGTGGAACGATCGTCGAAGACCAGGATGCGCTGGCACAACGGTTGAATGGACTGGAGCACTTGTGCGATCCAGCGGGCTTCGTTCTTGACGCGCAGGCAGGCGAGGATCGATTGCATAGTGAACTTCGGGCGATGATTCTCTTTGCGCCGTTACGTCTGCGGAGTTGCCTTGCGTAGTTGTCCAAGAGTCGGCGGTAAGCTGTGAGTGATGAACACGCGCCAGCGGATTCGCGAAACGTTCAAGCGCCGGTTGGCCGACCAGCAGCGCGAACGTAATGTGCGCGCCTCAGTTGCCATCGCGTCGGTCTCGGATTGTTGCAACGCTCCAGTCAAAATCTCTGGAGACGACGACGGATTCGGCGCGGCCACCTGCTGCTACGTCTGCACGGCTTGCGGCGATGCTTGCGATACGAAGCCGTCAAGCTGACTGCTGGCCCCCGCGCCCGCCTCACCCTCCGCCTGCAGGACCGAAGAGCCAGACCGGCTTTTTCCCCCGCTTGTTACGGACGGTCTGCCAGTTCTTCCAGCCTGACTCTTCTATCCCGGTACGGCCGCATCCGGTCTGCCATGGCCGGGTTATCCCCTTTATCTTTCCAGGCCGCGTGCCAGTGGAACGCCATCAAAGGATTATTGAAGAGGTCGCCCTGGATATTCTGGATCTCGATCCCCGTCAAGGACCTTGCCATGGGCAGCGAGAACTGATCGCGCGAGCAGCCCGCCATGAACTCCTGCCACCAGGTGCGGTTGAAGGACGCCACTGCCTCGTTGTGCCGGCGGACGATCAGCCCCCCCGCCCACAACCCGAGCGGAGCGCCCATGTGCTTCCAGCGCGTGATCTGCCGGCGGATCTCTCCCGGATCCACGTTGGGGAATTCGGCTGGCCTGTCCAGGATCGTCTTGGCCTCCTGCTCGATGTGTATGCGGCAGGGATGCTCGAACAGCGCAATGTCGCGTCCGTTTGCCAGGTACGCGGTCAGATAGCTGGCCGGGACCTTCAGCGCGAAGTTGGCGTCGTGGTAGACCGAATACTCGGCATCGAAATGCAGATGCGGAAGGATCTTCGGCAGCCTGCTGTTCCGCGAGTGCGTACCGTACGGCGTGAAGGCCGGCTGGAACTCCCACGGCGGACAGGGCGGCATGGGCTGATCGACGAACGCCAGATAGCGCACGCCGGGCTCGATCGCTACCGGGGGACGCAGATAATCCCAGCCTCCTAATACGACGGTGTAGACGACAATGCTCATAACGGCCTTTACCAGCCGCTCCTGACCGCATCGCAGATCCGCTCCACGTCCTCGACTGACATCCCCATGTGCAATGGCAGGCAGAGATACTTTCCGTCGATGGCATCCATGTTCGGGAACTCGCCCCGGAATTCTTTGAAGATCGAATACCGGTCGTTGCGGTAATGCACCTGGTCCGATTCGATTCCGGCGTCTTTCAGTTTGCGCTTGAAATCTTCGCGCCTTTCGACCAGCACGGTACAGAGCCAGCATGCCGAATGCGGATCGGTGTCGAGCAGCCGGATTCCGTCGATGCCTTCGAACCCGCAGAAATACGTCTTCCGCAATGTGCGGCGGTGCTCGATCTGCCAGTCGAGCGTCTTCAGCCCTTCGATCCCCATGGCGGCTGCGATATCGGTCATCTGGTACTTGTACCCCAGCTCCGTAATATCGTTGGCCCAGGTGCCGTCTAACTTCGCTTGGCGGTCGATTCCGAACCAGCGGAGACGCTTGGCCTTGGCGAGCGTGGCCGCCGCTGTATCGACACGGCAAGAAGGCAACAGCATTCCGCCATCGGCGGTCGTAACTGTCTTCACGGCCTGAAAACTGTAGCAGGCGTAGTCGGCCCAGCCCCCCAGCGGCATCATGGTATTCCGGTATGAGCCCCCGAGCGCCTGCGCGCAATCTTCGATGAGCGGGGTGCCCGGCAGCAGGCGTACGAATCCGCCGACATCGGCCGGCATGCCGCCGTAGTGGACAATCGAAACCGCCTTGGCTTCGTTCAGGCCGTGAGCGAGTGCGTATTCGAGACTCATGTTGAGCGAGTCTTTCTCCACGTCCACGAACCGGATCTTGGCCCCGCGATAGAGCAGCGCTTCGTTGGCCGCCGTACACGTAAACAGCGGTGCGAGCACCGTATCGCCCGGCTCGATTCCCGCCAGGATGTAGGCGAGGTGCAGCGCCGCGGTGCAGGAACTGACCGCCACCGAGGGGCGCCCGCCGGCGATCTGCCGGGAAAACTGGCGCTCGAATTCGTCGACCTTCGGCCCCTGCCCGATCCAGCGCGAGCGTAACACCTCCGAGACGGCCGCGATGGCGGACTCCGGGACGTAGGGCTGCATCAATACGATGGGCCTGCCGCTCACGCCGCTCCTTTCTTGGCACTCCGATACTTTTCTCCGGAAATCCGGATCGTTCCGCGTGCATCCTTCCACGCCTGATCGCGCGATAGGCCCGGATACTTCTGCATCAATTGCCGCGCCAGTGCCAGCACGTCTTTGTGCCATCGCTCCGCTGGACGTCTGAGTTTGTGAACGCTCATTCCGCCCCGCCGCGGTCCTGGATACCGGACGAACCCTCTGTATTTGCGTGCCGGCTCACAGGGCTATCCGCGTTCGTGTTGGGCAGCGGGTAGGCTTGCAATCCGGCTTCGAACGACCATGGTGCCCCGCCCTGCATGCTGACGAATCCTCTCTCCCCTTCGATCGCCCAGGGTGAGATCCGGTAATGATTCGACAGATAGGCGATCCGGTCCGTCAGTTTCCGCTCCCTCATGAAGCGTCTTAAGGGATCGCAAGTGGCATTCCAGGACGACAGGGCCTCCATTCCAACCGGTGTGTCCGATTGACCCATCCGTGTCATGCCGAGCCGCCCCAGGTCGATCTTGCCGCCCAAAAGGTCCAGCATTTGCGGCGTCCAGAATTCGAACGAACCGCGCAGGTATCCTTGCGGTGCCTCGGGATATTTGCTGTGCGAAACGATCAGCCAATCGGACGACGACGCAACCGCTGCCAGGAACTTGAATAGATCGGTGCGCGGCCGGAAGTACGTATCGTCGTGGCAGAACAGGATCAGGTCGTAGTTGCGGTAGTCGTGCGTCTCCAGCCATTGATTGAAGAAACCCCAATCGCCTACCGTGTTCGGTTCTTCCCGATAGCGCCATCCCAGGCGATGCAGCCACGCGGTGTCCGCATAGCGGCCGTAGAGTTCGCGGTCCACCCGGCCCAGCTCGCCCGGCAGCGCTTCGAGAATCGCGCGCTTCTCTTCCCGCACAACCGGCAGGTCCGGGGAACGGTGCCCCACGGCGAACAGGTCCGCCGCGCCCGCCTGCTTCGAGACGGATGCGAAGAAGTGGAGCGGCCAGTGCCAGCCTCCGGCGACGACGGCGAGTCTCACGGAAACAATTCCTTAAAGTGCGAATGTGTCCGATCGCATCCCCAATTGTCCACGCCCCATTTTTCGATGAAACGCCGCAGGTTCGGACGATAATCTCCACCGGCGCCGCCCTTTGCTCGGAAACTCGATGCGAGAGAGCCGTGATCCACATAACAACCGTCGTGAATGCCGATCTTCAATCCCGCCTTGCGCACGCGCAAACAATAATCGTCGTCTTCGCAGCCATACGAAATAAACCGTTCGTCCAACAGGCCTACGTTTTCGAGCGTGCGCCTGGGAACGAGAACCGCCGTGAAACAGACCATGCGCTTGTCCTGGCGCAACCCGGCGAGCAATCCGCCACGAATGCCAGCGCCGTAGATACCGCCGCCCTTGATCCGTGACTGATTGGGATTCCCGACGTTGTTGCATGTGGCGCCGATGATGCCGAACTCCGGGTAGTCTTCGGCGGCCTGTTGCATCAGCGTGAAGCCGCCGGGGGATTGGAGCAGCGCGTCGTCGTTGAGCACGATCACGTCGTCAGACCCGGCTGCCCGGATGCCGATGTTCACATTGCGCGCGAAGACGAAAGGCTTCTGGCCGGCTACGAGGTTGGCGATCTTGCAGAGACATCCGACGCCGGGGCATTCCTCAAGCGCCAGACGCGCTAGGGCATGATCGTCGAAATCGCTCACCACGATGATGTCCGCGACTTCGCCAGCCGCACGGATCGCCTGAACGCAGGGGATCAGATTCGATGCCGTCTTCGAGGGGACGATGACCGAGAGATCGTTCTTCATGGTACGGCGATTTCATAGATGCGCCGCCAGATCGATTTCTTTGCAGCATCCTTGATCATTTGCTGCACGAACAGATATCTGGCGACTCCGGGGCAACCGGGGGTATGGTCGATGTATTCAGGAGAGCAATTCGTGGACTTCACTCCACCGCATTCTTCGCATCGCGCTTCCGTCATCAACTCCCGCGTCAAGATATCCTGACCGCTCAGGCCCGGCAGGCAGGCATACAGCAATCGGTCCAGGTCAGAAGCCGACAGCCATATACCCTTGGCCGTGCTGCGTCCGCTGAATAGCTGATAATCGCCGCCGCTCATTTCACGGCCTCGATCACCACCTGGATCTCAGTCACGTACCCGCCGAACTTCCGTTCGCAGCGTTGCGTGGGAATGTGTCCGCGGGAGGTGAGGTTCAAAATGCGGAAATCTGCCTTCACTCCATAGTAGGCTGAATTGCGGAAGCGCTCCCGTTCCGGCACTCCCGGCACATAGTATTCGAAGTCGCTGCAGGTCCAGTAGGAACAATGCGTCGGGTCGCAATGCCCTCCGTCTCCCAGGGTTGCGTGAGGGACCTGGATGCGTGCGATCCCGCCCGGCTTCAGCACGCGCCACAGCTCGTTCATGGTGTGGCGCTTATTTGGCAGGTGTTCGAAGACGTCGTATGCCAGCACTTCCTGGACGCTGGCTGTCTCCCACGGCCACGGCTTTGTAAGGTCCGCGATCTCGTCCGCCGGCGGAACGATATCGACCGAAGTGAATCCGGGGAATCTCCGGTCGCACGCACCCAGGTTCAGTTTCATGAGGAGTTCGCAGATTGAGGCTGACTCTTGGATCTCCGCGCCCGCCCATCCGTTGACGAACGGGCGCAAAGAGAATCGCCAGAGTTGGGTTAGTTGTACAGCACGCGGAAATCGAACTTGGCGTCGGTGACCCCTGCGTTCGAGATATAGAATGCCGTGACGTTGGTGCCGAAGGGGCAGGCGTTGTGATAATCCGAGCCCCACACCACGCCGGCGGTCTTCTTCACCGTGAACGAATCGGCGGGCGGTGAGATCGCGTTGGTCTTGACGGTGACGTCCTCGGAAGCGGCCATGACCAGGGATTGAATCCCGGCCACCGGGAATTCGATGGCAACCAGCAGGTCCACCGAGCCGGCGGGCACTACGAGCGCCACGCCGGCGTCGTGCGTGCCGGTGTAGGTGCCGGTTTTGGTGGAGACGGTTTTGCCGTTGCCCGAGTACGAAATCGAGATCGTATCGGTGAAGATATTCGTGATTGCAGCCATTGTTTTGTTTGGTGTCCTTTTAGAGTTGAGTTGCGATTTGTAACGGGTCGAATTGCTTCACCGCCGGGAACTGGGCAGGTGAAAAAGCGCGGGCGGAAAAAGAACGGTCAGTCGAGGAGCGCCCAGCGGCGGCCCATGGTCTTGGGGCTGGTGTTGCCCGGGTGAATCGTGGCGATCAGCAAATCGCCGGCGTCCACCGAGAGAATGCCCGAGACGCGGCCCGTAACCGCTCCGTCCTCGCCGACCTGTCGATCGGGGAACGGATGCGCCATCCAGAACCGGCGCGTGTAGCAGAGCGAGGTGCCAAGGGCATCGGCGCCGTGCAGGGGGCCTGTATACTTCCAGCGCTTCCCGGTATCCCGGTCCTCGAAGATCATGGAGTGATAACCGGTCAACCCGCAGTTCGCTTGACTCAGGCGTTCTACCTGATCGGCCATCCGTTCCGGCGAGCTCCAGTCGTCGTCATCCCAGTGCATCAGGACGTCGCCCGAGGCCCGCGAGCAGCAGAGGTTTCGTTTGGCGCCGATCGATAGCCTGCGCTTCAACCGCTCGTAGTAAATTCCTTCGCCTGCGATTCCATCCGGAAAACTCGGGTTGTCCGCATCGTCCAGGATCGCCAGTTCTTTCTCGGGCCAGGTCTGCGAGAGAAAGCATTCCAGTGCGCGTTGAGCGAATTGCGGGCGCCCGCGCGTGGGCATGATGGCACTGACCAACACGATGTAATTCTCTTTGGCCTTTTACGTCTGCGGAGCGGGCTTGCGCGGGAGCCCAGCCAGCGTTCAGAAAATCAGTTGGTCCAGTCCCAGCAGGTCGTCCACCATTAAGGCGTGCTCCCGCATGACTCCGAATCCTCCGGTGCCTCCGGCGGCTTCGCGGTTCTGATACCAGTGCCCGACCAACAGGCCCATCGCCAATTTGATGCACGGGTCGATTTCATCAGACGGAGAGAGCAGCGCCGGTCCCGCCACGTATTGGATCTTCACCGCGTTCTGGTTCTGCGGCGTGAACGACGGGTAAGACACTCCGTAATTCGGCACCAGCAGTCCGGGGGTGCGGGAGGTCTCGGCCCGGTAGTTGGAGGCATCCCACAGGGCGGCGACACCGTTCGAATCGCTGTAGTAGACCGACAGAATGGAGCGCAACGGCGTGGCCCTCGGCAATTCGATCGCAAACGCCGACAGGCCGATTCCCAAATTGCTTCCCGGATAGGGCAGCACCAGGCCGTCCAACGGATAGTGCGGGAACCAGTCGATGGAATATTCCAGGGTCTGCTCGACCAGGCAATAGCTTTTCCTGCGCTCGCAGAAGCGCCGGGCCGCGCCGATCAGGAGATAGAGGTAGTCGTCCTCGTCCGAAAAATCCTGCTCCAGCCGGATCTGCTGCTTGGCCTCGGCCAGAGACAGGGGCTCCATCGCGGGCGGGGTGACCACCCGCAGCACGGGCACACGATGGTTCCAGGGCAGGATGCGCATGAGAGTTATTTCGAGCGGACGATGAATTCGAACGGATGGCCCTTGTCGCCGGACACCTGCATGGCCTTGTTTTCGGGCGCCTGCATGGCCTTACGCTCCGCTAAGGAGCGCGGCGGGCGGTAGACGTAGGCGAGGCCGCGCGATTCCAGGGACTCGGCGGTCTCTGCGTCGGTCTCGAACTGCTGGCCTGGGTCTACGCAGCCGTAGTCCCCGGTCAACTGGCGGATAGCGATCAGTCTTGGCATAAAGGTTTCTTTTTTTGTTCGGACGATCTGCTCGCGGGGCGGAGGTGCCAGCGCGGCGTCACGGTGTTTGCTGGAGGCTCTGTTTGACGACTGCGCGGTCCTGGATAACTCCGTGCGCCCGCGCTTTGCTGGCGCGCGGGCGCACGGGGCTAAACGGCGTTTGAGGGTTAGACGAATGTGCCTTGGATGAAGGCGTCGGGCCGTCTGACGGGCAGGCCCAATCTCTCTTCGCAGAGGATGGTGGCCATGTTGTCGGTGAAATTGGTGCCGTGCTCGAAGGAGATCAGCACGGTGGCGGCCATGCGGTCCACCAATTCGGCGGCGGTGGAGAAGCCGCCTACCAGGAACTGGCCCACGCTCATGGAATCGGATTCCACCACGGGGAGGCCCCAGACGAACTTGATCTGCGTGCCGGTCTTGGGATCGCCGAGGATGTACAAGCCGGTGTTGGCCCCCGACTGATCCACCTTGATCAATTCGATTTTCTCCATATCGGTCGGATGGAGAACGATGCCGTCCGGAGCGTAAGTGTCCAACCCGGCCAGGCGCGCCTGCAAGATGGCGTGGCGGAGCTGGTCGAGCCGCGTGTCGGCCGCCACGTGCAGCGCGGTGTTGTACGCGGAGGCCTGCGTGACCAGGCCGCTCAGATGCTGGCCCAGCCCGTCGCCCGCCAGGATTTCGGACTCTTCCTTGACCTTCAGTCCGTAGATCAGGTTCGAGTCGATGTTGCCGCGCAGCCAATCGATGTCGTCCAGAGCCTGGCGCGAGACGTTGATGAAATGCGCCACGGTTTTGACGGAGCCCGATTGCACGGTGTAGGTGTAGGTCGATTCCGCCTTGGTCGTCGATTCGATCTGGGGAGAGGCGTTATTGGTGCGCGCCAGCTCCTTGACCCAGTCGAAGGAATTGCCGGTGGTGAGAGGCCGGACGGTCAACAGATCGCGGATGCGCAGGGCCTGCCGCGCGAGGCCGGTGATGCCGGGCAAACGCTGCGGCATCTGCACGCCGCTGGTCCCGGTGCCGACTCCGACCGTGGTGATGGCGCTCTTGCGGCCGGGGATTTCGATCTGGGGCAGACAGCCCTTCACGGCGAAGGGAACCTTGGTCTGTCCGAGCCACTGCAATTTCTGCGCGGCCTGGAAGGTTTCGCTCGAGATAACCTGCTCGCCCGCGCTCTTGCCTTCGGTCGAAACGGAAGCCGCGCTGCCGGGACGGGTCGAGTCCAGCTCCAGCTTGTCGAGGCGCGCGAACAGGCGGTCGATCTTCTCTTTGGTCTCGGGGTCGATCGAGCCCTTGGTATTATGTTCGTCGATGCGCGCGATGAGGGCGGTCGAGAGGTCGCCGAGCGCCTTGGCGTGCTCGGTTTTGGAAGCGGCCATCGCAGCCAGCGTGGCGGTGCGGATGTCTTCCATCGCTTTGATTTCTTCGGGGGTCATGGATTCGTGGTTCTCCTGTGGGTGGTTCTGGGGTCGGTGAGGATTGTTGGATGGGGGGTTGCGCCGTTACTGGGCGTTCAGTTGCTGCTTCCACTCCTGCGCGAAAGCATCGAACCACGAGTGGGAATCGGGACCCGGCTCGGTAGTTGGTGGGGCGGCTGCCGACTTGCCCGCATCGGCGGAGTCGAGCAGTGCCTGAAGGGAACTTTTGCAGGCTTCCAGCGAAGTCATGCTGTCGGCGATAATCTTGCGGTTGGCGGCCGAGAGCATGGCCCCCGCTTTGGTTTCGATCCGCTTGGCCATCGCCATCCAGCCCATGCCTTCGGAGGTTTCGAGGGCCAGCAGCGCCGGCAGCATTTCGAGATACGCGGCCTTGAACTGGTCGATGGAATCGGCGGCGGCCGAGAGTTTCTGCTCGTCCGACAGGGCCGAGTCGTAGCGGCACGAATCGAGCGCGCACGACAGCGCCGAGCGCATCTGGTAGGAGGCGGAATAGAGCTGGATCTCCTGCAATTCCTCGTTGAAATCGTCCTTGGTATGGAGCGCCTGCCGGGCTTTGACGGAGGACACGAGGGCCTGGAGGTTCATGGGAAAGGTCACGAGCGAGCCTTCCCAGAGCCGCAGTTCTTTCAAATGGCGGATGCCCTTATCGACGGAATCCTGGATCGTGTCGAAGCCGATGGAGAGGCCTTTGATCACCTTGGCCTTGAGCAGGAGATACGCGGTTTTGGCCTGCGGCACTTCGAGCAGCAGGTGCCCGGAAGCGATCAGGCCCTCGGGCGAATCCTTCAATTTCATGATGCCGATGGGCTGCGCGGGATCGTGCTGCCACAGCATGGGCACTTCGCCGCCACTCTCCTGCAATGTCTTGGCGAAGGCGCCGCGCTCGATCAGATCGCCGCCCAGGTCGACGTTGCCGTAGGCCGCGAGGATGCCTTCAAAAGTGCCGTCCTCCTGCAATGCCTTGACTTCGAGCGAGAAGGATTTGGTCTCGCGCTTCTTGGGTAGAAGGGATTTCGTTTCCAACATGTTTTTGAAATGCACCTCGTGGAAAAAATAGGATTAGGGCAAGCCCTTTGAGCTAGAATTCAGAGCAGCGATTTCGGACGCGGTCCGGGAACGAAGCCTTCCGGCTGCGCAGCTTGCGCCGCGGGCGCCGGTAGGGGCGCAGCATGATGTCCCAGCTCACCAGGCACCACACGGGATCGTCGGATTCTAATTCGGGGATCATGGCGTATTACCCTCGGAGTGAATGATGAAAAACACTTGCCGGATCTGCACGCAAGAGATGCGCGAGCCGGATGGCTCGGGACATCATTTGCAAACTTCGCCGCTCGATGGAACGCTGTGCCTCGGATGCTGGCTGGCAATGGTTCAACGAATCGGTAAAGTCCCGCTCTCGTTTTGCGCAAGCGTAGCCCCCGAGGCGACATCTTGCACCGTCGCCATATTGAGCTGTATAAAATGGTTTTGGCCGCCCTCGACCGGATTCAGATTGAGGAATTTGCGGACTTCGTTGATCGAGAAGACGCCTTTTTCGAGCAGCTTCCGCCAGGCTTCCGATTGCGTGCTCAAGTCCCCGCGCGTCAGCGAGGCTAGTTCCATCTCTGCCCAGACCCGGTTGGCGGTCTGTTCGTCGGTGGTCAGGAGGCAGCGCCAGACGGATCGGCGCCAGCGGTCCGCCCAGGGACCGATGGTGTTGCTCACGTAATCGATGCCCTGATGCTCGATGTTGTTGTTGGTCGATCGCTTCAGTTCCGCCAGCTTGTGCGGCGGCAACCGCAGGATGCGGCAGACTTCCTCGATCTGATGCTGGCTCAATTCGCGGAGTTGGGATTCGACGTTCGAAGGCGTGATCTTCTCAATCGTCATGCCGTCCTGGATGACCGCCGGCTCGTGAGAATTCCCCGTGCCCCGGTGCCATTGCTTCCAGGCTTCCTTGAAAGCCTTCAGGACTTCCGGACCCCATTTCTCACTCCCCGGCGGCCGCGTAAGCACCACGCCCGGCGTCGCGTCGTTGACGAAATACCGGCCGCGGTATTCGTCCACGGCGAGCGTGATCCCCAGGACGTGGCGCATCCGCATGAGCGTGTTCTCGCCCTGCAATCCATCCAGGGTCCAGCCCTTCAGGTGAAAGACATCGGTGCGCGCGTAGGTCTTGTCTTTTCCCGTCGCCGAATTGATGTAGAACAGTTTGCCGGCGCTGTCGCGGACGATGCGCGTCTGCTCCGGCTGCCACGGCCAGAGATACACGGTCTGCTGGCCGCGCTGGATTTCGGCGAACCCGTTGCCCGTCATGAGCGCGTGCGCCGTGAGGCTTTCCACGAATTCCCCGGCTGAGATTTCGGGGTTCACCAGATCGTGCAGGGTGGTGTAGAGCGGGTGCTCGTAGAACTTATCGATCTGGGTCCGGTCCTGCGAGCGTCGATACACGAAGAAGGGCAACGCACCCAGGTCTTCCGAAATGATTTTGACGCCGCAGAAAAACGCGCTCGATTGCAGCGCCGTATCCCGCGAGATGAATTGCCCGGCGTAGGAGCCGTAGGCGTTCCATCCCGGAAGGTGAAAGCCGTTGCGCTCGTACCAGCCGCCCGCGCCGTATCCCAGGCCCAGCGTTCCGCCGACCCCGGTGCTCAGCAGATCCATGCTCTTCAATCCGGTGGCTTTTTCGAGCGCCCAGCAGGCCGCCCGGATGGCGCGCGGGTTCTCCGCCCGGTCCAGCAGTTTAATCAGCGTGGGAGTGATCGGCATTCGGCTAACTTCGTTTTTCTGGGTGTCGGAACGGCCAGAGCAATTCTTTCGTGACGGCTTCGAGACGGATGCAGGTATCGCAGCCGCCGGGCTGTCGAGTGCAATCCAAGACGTGCGTCAGCAGTTCGGCCAACTGCTCGAACAGTACGTCCGCAATCGGAGCCGCCGGAACATATTGGGGCATCGCGGTGCGATCAGACGAACTCCCACTCGACCGGAGAGTTATCGATCAGGCCCAGTTGACGGTAGATTTTCTCGGAGAGGTCGATGCCCGCGCCGTTGGTCTTGCGCCCGCGCGTGTCCACACCGGTTTCGGCCGCCGGCCGTGCGCCCCCGAACACATACGCGTCGTCGTGCTCGTTCCACGGCCCGGTTTCTCCCACCCAGGCGATCGCCGATCGGCCGTTGGCCGGATTGGTCACCCGCACGAACCGATCCAGCGCTTTCCCGTCCGGCAGCGCCACGAACGGCACTACCGTATCGATCAGGTAGCCGCTCGAAGTAGGGCGTCCGGTGATCGTCACCGTGCCGTCGGCGTTCTGGACCCGTTTGGCGACCAGCCCCTCGCGCGTGGCCTTGACCGCGATCACTTCGGGGCCTTTACGAAGGGCTGCGCCTGCGGCGTGCCGTCCGTGTTGTAGTTCTGCGCGATGCTACCGACCAATGTGTTGACGCCGCCCGATATGACCAGTGGCAGCGCCGTGCCGGTCGAGTAGGCGATGTAAGCGCCCGCTCCGGTAGTGGCGATGTGCAATAGGATTTGAAGCCAGCGTGGCATGTTGTGTGTCCTTTAGTGAGGTTGAAATTGCTATGCTCGGGGCATGGCTAAAACTGTTGCCGGGAAGAAAACGACCGCGACCAAAAAGGGCACGGCTCACAAGGCCGGAAAGCCCAGCAAAAACAAATAAGGGTCAGACCGGCGTTTCCCCGAGGCGTTCGAGCTCCATCTCGCGATAGAGCCGGAGGCATTCCGCCAGGCGCGGCGCGTCCGCCAGTTCCACGCGGCAGCGGTCCTGGATCTCCCCGGAGATTGCGGTCTCCGCGTGAGGGTTCAAAGGGCTGGGCATTCTTGTGTTCAGTTTTCTGCCTGCAATCTTTCGAGACAGGCCATCAATCCGTGGGCCAGCTTCAAAGCGCCATCCATCGACAATTTGCATCCGGCCGCCAATTCCCCTTCGCCAGATTCGACGATGGAGGCTTGGTGCAGAATCATTCCCACACCTTCGATGCCGTCCTGCTCGTCCGGGAAGATTTCGATGGCGCAATCCATACGTTTATTTCTTGAGCAGGTTGACCGCGACTCCGACCAAGGTGGCGATCCCGAACCGTAAGATCCAGGTCAGTGTAGATGCCATGGAATTCACCCTCTCATCCAAATCCTTGATCTGTTCGTCGTGGCGCACCACGGTTTCAACTACGGTTGCCTGGTTCATTTCAATCTCGTTTCGAGCGGGGATGCCGTGCAGGGTGGCTGCGAGAAGCCGGCC